CAATATTACTAATCAGTCCCAATCGCTGTATTTTTTTTCGCCTTGTTTATCTTTCCAATTATTGAAATTTTCAACAGCATCATGTTCTTGTTTTGTCATGTCTTCATTATTATAGTATTTATCAAGACCACTATTTAAAGTATCTCTATATTCATCATCACTGGAACATGCCGTAAATAAGCCCATCATTCCTACACAAGTTAATGTAAGAACAATTCCTTTTATAAATTTCTTTCTCATAAAAACAGCCCCTTTCAAATCACTGTACTAATTTCCTAGATGTTATATAAATTGTACCATTAACTGTAGGCATTTTCAATAGCGAATTTCCGTATTACGGAATTATATTTCACCAATATGGAAACACTAATTGATACACTGTCAGTGAAAGTAGGTGATACAGTTGGTGAACATGGGAGAAAAATTACGATCTCTCAGAATTGAGAAGAAATTAACTCAAAAACAAGTAGCAGATAGAATAGGATTAGCCATAAGTGCTGTATCTTCCTATGAATCAGGCAGTCGTTATCCTTCATATGAAGCGTTGATAAAGTTGGCTCGTATATTTCATGTATCTACAGATTACCTCTTAGGAATTACTGATAAGAGGAATGTAGATGTTACTGGTCTTGATGATGAATCTGTGGAGTTGGTTTCACAGTTAGTAGATAAGTTAAGGAAGTAAGGTGTCCTGATGTTGGACATCTTATTTTTTTACTGACCGCAATTTTGTGGGAAGTGCATTGTGTGCATATCTGAATTTTCATATGCGTCCATTTGGACGGAATTGGAATTAGTCCGATTGGAAGGGTTCATTTGCAAAAGTAAAAAGTTTTTCCTTTTGCTCAAAAGGATGCGTCCATTTGGACACAAGGTTGCTAGGTCTGGATGAACCTTGCAAAAGGTGAGGTTCTGGATGTACCCCACCCGAAAGTTTCGGCTCGGAATTTTAGATTCCGAATAATTCGGAAACTAAAAATTGCTCTGTGGGGATTTTTCTGATTAAGGAAAAAATTTTTTGAAGTCAAGGGGTAACGCAAAAAATTCACAAAAATTTAACATTTTAATTGTCTGATAATAAGCCGAATTGTTTTGAAGTTTTTTCAGAAATTCACAAATCTTTAAATAAATTTGCTCTGAATCGTTCCGTCACTTTGCACAAAAATAGCACTATATTTTCTCCGTATTGCACAACGAACATCCATTCACCCCTTTGTACATATTGCACAATGGATTCTCACAGCCACATTATTGGCTCTATCACCCTACATCTGGTCACATTTAACCCCAAAATCGGCTCAAATCACCCCTAAAACGCTCACTTGATTGATAGTCAAGTGAATGTAAGCCAAGGAAATTTCGGTTTCTTCTGATTATATCCCCATCTGATACCCCATAATCCCACGGAAAAATGTGGAAATACCGTAGCACCAGTTTTGAACAGTGTACAATACTACACTATTATCCACTCTTTTCTGCCTGATGGATATGGAATTGTGTCTGATGTATCTGCAATTCAGATTACTTTAGCACAGTACAGTGTCATAACGCAAATCAGACCGAATTTATTGTTGGATTTGTCAATTTGTCCAGTTTTGATGCGTCCGATGTGTCCATTTGGACGGAACGGCAAGCAAAATGCGTCTATATATAGTGTGCATATTTATGTTGAAATACCACATATAGACGCTAATTTAACTTCACTCAACTAAAGTTATCCACAATTTACGTTAAGTTATCCACAGAGTTATCCACATTATCAGTGGTTTTTAATTGTTCTCCATTTGGAGAACGATTTACATTTTCACCACTCAAACGCTTCTTTTCAACCTCTACATCACTGACAATATCACTCTTTTCCATAATTGTTTCCTTTGAGATTGCTCCCATTTCCTGCAATGCCTTCAGATTAGCAATCATTTCAGTAGTAGCAACCGGCATAGACACATTATAGATAACATCAACGTCACTCTCTACACTAATGCCCTGCATACTCAGTATCTTCTTAAATCTCTCAAATCTCTCTCTGAATCCAATATTAAGCCACTTCTTAGTCTCATCTGCATTGACCTGAGCCATAGCATACAATATCTGCATAGCTACGGAACTAACATTAGCAATATTGGTACTAGAGCCTAATACACTAGGAATACAACTAATATCATTGAGCATCTGTTTAAGGTTATCCAGATACAATTTAATCGTATTATAATCCATAGAAGCACTGACAACCTTATAGTCACCTGCATCCAAGTTAAGTACATATCCAACCGCATCAGCAGGAATTGAACTCTCTATTCTCTGTCCGATTGCTACATTCATAGGATTGAGTGAATTAACATATATAGCATCACCCATCTTGCTCATAATGTCCTCTAATTCATCCATTATAGGTTTAATGTCCGTAAGCATACTCACACCATAATTATAGTCCTCATCACTGAAATTATGATAGTGGATAGGCAGACCAATAGCCATAGTAGTAGATACTAAATGCTCATCTGCACCCTCATTACTCCAATGCTCAACGTATGTAGGATAATATACATTCCAATAAGTGATACTTGTAAATACATCCGTCCAATGCTCAATGAAAGCAAGATACTCTCCCATATCATCATATACAGGATAACTGCAAGCACTATCAAGCACCTTACTCTTAATCACTCCATTATCAATATATACAACCTCATATGCGTCACCAAACTTATTTACTCTGTCAAGTATCTGATAGTCAACTGTCTCGTACTGACCAAGCCTATAAATATCATTGAATGTATTAACTGTCTCATTATCCTTTGAGCTTAATGAAACCTTCTTTCCAAGCAGAAATGTATCATGGAAACGCAGAACAGTTTTAGCATAATTCAATATAGTCTTACGTGTCCTTAATACCTTACCTTTGTAATAGCAATCTTCTCTGCTTAATACTTTATGTCGTCCTGCAAGATAATCCATATTTGCTACAACACCTGCAATTCTAGCCACATGATTCTTCTGATTAACTTCTTCCATGAACCAAGTAGCAGAACCATCATACTGCTTATCTATATATTCTTGTATTGTCATATTTCTTCCTTTCTATTTACTGTTACAATAGGGAAAATAGACAATAAAAAAAGCTAGGCATATAAATCTATACCTAACGTCATTAAAGTCCTAAATTCCCTATTCTGTTAATAATTATTCTGATTAGAATGGATACCAGAACCCACTCTTCATGCCCTGAATACAGAGCCAAAATGCTGACACTAAATCGTCATGACAGCCGACAACCGCATTAAATGAACCATTCTCTTCTGCAACAAATGTTTTCATTTCCTCTAAAAGATTATTGCTCATAATACGCACCATACCCTTATCGAACCATTCACGAGCATCATTGACTGCAATGCTTTTTGACTTCTGCGTTGTATCAAATCCGACCTTCCATATAGCACGATTATATTCATCATAGGTCTTATATTTAACCATGTTCATATACTTATGCTCATATCTCAATCTCTCAATAACAGAATGACCGCCTGATGCTTTCTCGACACAGAGCAAAGCTTTATTATAGAAGCGTCCGACTGCATTACATATATCTGCATAGAGATATGGCTGTACCTTATTATTATGGAACTCAGCCACTTGCTCACCATCCTTATCCATTACAAACATAGTAGAATAGTCATGTTTACCTCCGAGTCCTTCCGATACGTCCACACCTATGTAATATTTCATGCCGACTCTTGGCACTTTATATATATCAAGTGATTTATTCTGCACATAAGTCCTAAGTATCTGTGGCAGACCAACTATTTTATCTACTTTTAACGGGCTGATTTTTTGGCTCGTTAATGCCTGTTGTAATTTAATGACCTTATTGTTATCAAATACAGATGAACCTGTAGCAAGAAATGATTCTTCCGGTGTACTTGGATATTCCACATGAAATGCGTCCAATCCACTAATAGAAATCTTATCTCTTCTCCACACCGCCTGTTCTGGTGTCATACCTAACTTAGCAAGTGCACTTTCTTCATCATCATATTCATCCTCAGTAAGCATCTTTCCACCATGTTGTGCCTTATACAATTTCACTGATTCATCGTACTGTGACTTAAATAATGAACGTCCATTTATCCAATTAAAAAAGAATGGTTTAAACGCATTCTCCCCATTCCTTGCCTGTAAAAATAAATTTGAATATTCATTATAGCCATTTGATGTTGACTCAATTATGACTGTAGATGATGATGTAACCGCTTGCATAATAGATTTTAACTGTCTCTGTTGGTCTTTCCAAAACGCAAACTCCGATAAATGAACTATTCCACCAGAGTACGTGCTGCCACGTCCACAATCCTTATTACCTGCTGTCATACACACGATAGAAGAACCATTCTCAAATGTAAGTGCCTGTCTATTATTCTGTATCAATTTAGGTCTTACCCAATCGGGTAATGAATAGAACTGTTGCTTTAATTTATCAAACACGGCATTTGTACTGGACTGATTATGTGATATAAGCACACAGTTAGTATTTGGATTTACAACACAAGCCCTAATACTGAGGGCTACTGTTACTACAGAAATTCCCAACTGTCTTGACTTGCTTATGATATTCTGATGAGCCAAATTCTCAACAAGTTTTCTCTGTTCATCAGTCAAGATAAAAGGAACAATATTTCCATCCTTATCAGCAATCTTAATAAAGGTTTCTATCCATGCAATCTTGTTTTCGTCTTTCCATAGCCAATTTAATTTCTTGGCAGTATCTAAACTAATCTGCATTGATATTCACCCCCTGTAAGAGTTTATCAATTTCACTCTCCGTAGATTTATCAACTGACATTTTATCGAGTAGCTTATCCATTTCATCAACATACTTTGCACTGTTCACGTCACCAGATAATGCTTTCTTATTCATCTCTTGATAACGTTTCATAAAGTTATAACGCTTCATATACTGCAAATAGATAATCATTGCTTTCTGAACATCATCACGAATGAGCCAATTCTGCTCCGCAAAATCTTCTGTTTTATTCCCACCGCTTTTACTTCTAAAGTTAGCATCTGATTTACAGAGTTCATCCCAACTGATTCTTTTGTTCGGATCAGAGTAATACCAACAAAGATATGACGCAAGATAATTAGGAACAACCTCTGTTAATGCTTGCATAATTGTCTTTTCCTTAGTCATTAGTATTCACCTTCCTTTAATCCAATCCCACTTGCAATCATTTCACGTTCAGTTCTGAGTTCATAACTCATACTTTTAATCAATTCCTGCTCTCTTAATTTCAAGAGAGATAAATAATTCTTTGCTTTATCCAACTCAGCATTATCAATAGATTCTGCAACCTTGCCATATGCTTTCATATAATCCTTTGTGTCCACGAAATAAGTTAATTCTTCAAATGTTTTCATTTTATGTTCCTCACTTTCTAAAACTATTCTGCACTCCAATTGGAGTGCAATAAAAAAGGATGCCTATGCAATAGACACCCTATCAAATAATCTGTTTTCTTCTTCCGTTAATCCATCAGTGTTTCCATTTCGGGAAACGTCATCCAATAAAAAATCTTTTAATTCATTATCAAGCACCGCTAAATCAAGTGATGTTCCATCATCAAAGTCCTCGTCAAAATGTGTGAATAATAATTTCTCAATAGCCACTATATCAGTAGCATCTTCCCAAGAGTCATAAGTCGTATGAACATTTCCATATTTATCTTTCCACTTCTTATTGAGTAATTCCCGGCGACTCACTCTGCGAATAACATTTGTAACGGCTGTTGCAAGACCATCTTTATCACAGTCCTGATTGATTGTATCTTCTATCATATCAATTTCGATTGCACGATAATATGATTGAATACTATGTTCATCATCTACATGACAACTATATTTATATTCTTCATCAATACGCACGTTGAGAATATCCCACACAGGAACAACATTCAAATCATTATTCATAAAATCATCAAACTGTTCCTTAATCTCTGGCTTTCTATTTATACACATAAGTAATCGTCTACCTGCCATCTTCTGACTGAGATTGTAAGCATCATTGAGTTCATTACAATACTTCTCTTCAAGATCATGCACTGTATCATTCAACTCATCTGTGAATATATTTCCCATGCGACCACGTTTATTCATCTTGTAATAGAACTCATAGCCATCTATGTACTCGACTAAATTTTTCTTAGCCATGACCTCTAAAGCTTTTAAAAATATATCCTTTGTATGCTTTCTAATAATTCCCATGTACTCCCGAAATAATCTCGGCTTGGAGATATGATACTCAGCACAAAATGGTGCTAACTCTTCATCTGAGCCAAACTGTTCAACATATATATCCCTATCCATTAAATCAAGACCTGCACTGCCACAGAACCAATGAGTTAATGTCATATCAGTACCAACATTAAATTCTTTTTCGCTTGCTATACGAAGAAGGTAATCCATCATAGGTGTAATATTCTTATTATTATTACTACCACCATTATTCTGAACTGATGGCTCGACCAAATCTTTCAACTGCTTTGTAAAGATATATGACTTCTTCTCCTTGTGGGTTTTCTTATTCATAGGATGATAAAATTCAAATGATGATTCTATCTCTTTGATTTGTGCTTTCTTGCCATTACCACCTGAATAATTTTTCCATCCTAATAATTCACACAACTGTTTGTATGTGTATTCTTTATTTAACTCTATCATAATTGCTTTAATCCTTCCTCTTACTTATCTATTCTGCTCATCATAAAAAGGTTGAACTTCCTGATAATCGAATACCCAAAAGAATCTCTGTTGCTTTGCATTAAAACCTGTCTCTAAGCAACGATAACCTCTCTGCATGAACTCATTTGCTCTTGCAACTGAATAGATATACTTCTTTCCTCTTTGTGTGTAATTTGTTGTCTTCATTCTTTAATTCTCCTTTTTGTGTTTTGTTTGACATATTGATTAGTTCGTGCTGACGCACTCACTCTTGTCGCATTTTGATTTTCCATTTTCGACCAGTCAGAAAGTACATATCTATTACTCTCTCTAATATGTGTGTTCTGAGTGGACGATTTTGGAAAGTTGTAGGTACGAGTGGCATACGCCTGTGTTGTTTTCTTCACTTGGTTTCCATTAAGAAATGTGTTTCAAAATGTAAGTTGAGATGTGATAAAACTGGACACGCAAGTGGACAGTTAATGAATATGTATCTTCCAAGTGAAAAATTGCAAACTTCTCTTTCTTACTTCAAGGAACGGATGCCCGACAGGGCAGACGATTATTCCTTTAAGTGATAAAGATAAATTTGATTCAATTTTGAGCCACTTATATATTCTCCAAAATTCCATCTTCATTCTTGAAAACGAATACACTTCTCTTATGATCTACATCCATCTTGTCCGGCTTAATATCCACAAGCGTATAACCCATCTTCAATAAAGTTCTCGCTTTCTTTGCCGTGAAGATTATCACTGTATCTTTCTCTTTCATGAATCTTGTTCCCCTTTCTGTATGATTTATATACTTTCTCAAACTCTCTGTTGTTTAAGTCTTTTGTCATTTCATAAAAATATTCATTCATCTTTCTGTGTCCTTTCTTTTGGGAGGATTAGACTTCTTCTCCAAATGGAGAAAAAGTCTAAAAAATATTAACTATGCAAAAAATTTAAGGAGTATTATGGAAATACTCTACCTAAATAGGTAGCTAATTCATCTGCTCAGTAATAGAGTCAATAGCTCTTTCTATATTATTCTCCACTTTGAATAAGAATACTGAGCGTTGCTTGTTCTTCTTGTCTGCCTTGACGTGAGTTATTCTGTACCCACGTCTCAGCAATTCATTGGCTACATATCCACTGAATATATAGCACTCTGTTTTATGTTCATTTGAATAATTCATTACATCACCTGTTCTGATACTGCCACTGCATATTTACTTGTCATGGCATAAGAAAAAGGATTGTCACAAATAGAATCAATACTACTTGGAAATCCTTGTATGTTTACGATGTTGTCTTTATATATGCCATTACGATAGAAGTCCACTTCTGGTAGCTTAATCTCTATATCAGTGTTCCACCATAAGATTTCATTCACTGCTTCAAGGTCTATGTCAGTGCATAACTTTTTATCTTCTACCCAAATCTTGCTACGACCTTTTACTAAGCCTAGCTCTCTTTTAAATTTGTTAAAATCTTCCTTTGTATGACTGCGCTCAAACTCTAATAATTCCGGCAGATCAAGTACCTCATTTATCCAATACTCATGTATGCCCACCCATCTTTTATCTGTATAAAAGCCAGCGTCACTTGAATCTATTGCTATGAGCAACATCATTAGTTCATCTGTTAATTTTTCCTTTGGTAAATCATATAAAGACCATAGAAGTAATACAGTTGACAGATTATACTTCTTGCAGTATTTCTCTCTGTAAATGTTCTGTACTCTGTTTAAATTGATTGCTTGTGGATTTATTTCTTCGTGATATGTAAACTGTGTAAGATGATTGTCGAAACATTTTCCCTGTGCTTTAGCAAAGTCTACACCAATCTGTTCATTATCTGTATCAGCGATTTTATAATAGCAGTCAAGTTTCTGCTTATCTTTTTCATGCACTTTATTGTCATTAAATATAAATGCACTTTCAATATTCCAACCTTTAATCTGTTTTAAGATAGCGCATGATAAAAGTGAATCTAAGTCGTCTGTTAATGTAAGACCATATTCATCTGTGCCATCAATCCATTCGTTTCCTTTTAATAATTTCTGTCTATATTCTTCCTTCATTCTGTTTACCACAGTGAGATAACTCACCATGATAAAAGAAGAAGATGGAATAACTAAATGTCATATAAGTTATCTCACCTTTCCTTTCTACCTGTTTTTGGTTACTGCGTTTATTTATACTGGTTATCGTTTTCCAGTTTCTTTGTGATTTTTTCGCACAGATTTGTGCGTAAGATTATTTATGATTTTCATAGAACTCCATAACCTTATTGTATAGGTCTGGATATAAATTGATTTGTTCCTTTTCCCAACGACATATTGTGCTCTTATTACATTCCGCAAATGACGCAACTACTTGTTGAGAAATTTCTTTGTATCTTCGCCATATGCGAAACTCTTTTCCTGTCATTGTTGCACCTTCTATTCCTTTTGTTCCTTATAAATTATGATCTGACAAGTCGTACCAAGCCCAGTCCATAATCTCTTCTGGAATCCATTCATCTCCATCAAGCCATGCCTGTGCAAGTTCTTCTGCATACTCATAAGCGTTCTCTTCTACAGTGCCCCAATCAATGAGAAGTTCCACATCTATCTCTTCTCCGAACATTGCAAGAACCTCTACTTCTTCTTCTGCACGTTCTCTTTCTTCTCTATACGCTTGTGTGTACGGATTAGAATATCCATCTAATGACTGATACCGACAACCTTCATCAGCAAGTCCCCACTCTTCAATCATATCGTCTACAGAAGAGTGAGCATCTATGATACTGTTGAATCGGTCTAATCCCCATCCACCACCGTCATAGGATTGTCCACCTGCTTCACGATATGCACCGAGAAATGATGCGGAAGTTGCAGCAGACCTAACTGACTTGCCACCAAAAATTCTACTGAATAATCCCATTATTCTTCACCTGACTTCTTTTTCCTAGAGGTCTGATTACATCGTGGCTCATGTGGCAGTGGCTTTCCAATGCCATAGACACAGTTCAGATAAGCTTCATATGTTTCTTCGCTTGGTACTTCTTTATTCTGTTCAATATAAATGATGTACCTCTTAGATACATTGCACCAATCAGCCACTTGTACTAATGTCTTGCCCGACCTCATTCTTAATCTTTGTAATACTGTTCCGTCTAACATTTGTCTTGTCCTTCCTTAAAAGGGCAGTGTCCTAAATGGACACCACCCCCACTAAGTCAAATTATTTTCCTACTTTCTCACGAATAACAACGATTCCTGACTCATCAATCACACCGCAAGCGTATGTATCTGAGCAGTAGATTGTATTAAGTCTCTTAGAAGCGTCACGAGCGACCTCAGAGAATGGAGTCTCTTTTGGAATAATGCCAAGAGCATCAGTTTTGATGATAAACATTACTGGCTTGCTTGCTTCTACACATCTGTCAGAGAGGTATACGTTGATTCCAAGGAACGAACCGATACAATCACCACGAACGATACCATTTCCTGCCTGTGCAGTTGTTGATGTTGATTTCACGAATAACTCCATGCCGTAGAATGACTTAGCAAATGCTGAGTGTGCTACGATACCTGCTCCTGCGAAGTCCTCAACATTTCTGTCGTCACCAAACAGACCAAGAGCGTCAAGTAACTCATCCTGTGTAATCACACCGCTTGTAGCTACTGTTGCCTTGAATGGAGCTTTAAGTGCTTCTGTGATACAGTCAGCATCCATTTTTCTTGCGATTGCTGTGGACTGATTTTTCGAAGCGTTCTCAATAGAGTTGAACATCTCAGTTTCAGAATCGAAATCATAGATGTCATATGCAGGTGCTGCGATTGCTTTGATTGTAAAGCTCTTTGTCTTTGTCTTAAGATTTGTTGCTGACATAGCAGTACCAGGAGTCCAATCAGTTGCGTCTCCATCATATACGATTGAAGGTACAGTAAGTGTCTCGCCCGGCTTACCCTGTAAGTCACCAAGTACCTTTGCCATATTTGCTACGTGGCACTTTCCTGCAATCTTTTCCTGTACAAGTGCTGAGTATACTTCTGGAATAATCATGTTTTTATTCACTGCGCTAGTTGTTGTATTGTTAATTGTTGCCATATAAATTCACCTTATTAACCTTTCATGTTTTGCTTAATTTCTGTTACATCATTTTTGATAGTGTCCAAATCAGATTTGTATGTATTTAATACGTTTACAAATTCTGAATTAGTGTTTGTCAACTGTTCATTGACCGCCTGTGCTTTGCCAAGATACTCATATAACTTATCCTCTCGCTCTTTGTTCTGGTCTTGCTGACTCATCCAGATCTTCCAGATGAACCAACCCAAGAAAAGAACACACACGATAGGAAAGCCAAGCGTACTTATGGCAGTTTGGATTGTGTTTACATCCATTTGTCAGTCCTTTCCGCACAATAAAAAAAGAACTAAATCCAATTCCGTCCAAATGGACGGAGGGTGAGATTAACAGTTCCTATTTACTAAGTGCTTTATAAAGTTCATTATTCTCCTGAAAAAGTTTTGCTCTTTCAGAGTAAGACATTTTGGCGAAATCGGCTTTGGTGATTCCTTTGTTGGTAGCGTGATTGCCACTGGGATTTGATACCTGTCCGAGAAAGTAGTTGCCGAGTGCGTCACCTACCTTATCTATTGAGCCATCAATATCCTCACCAACATTAAGATACTGTGCCAGTTCGCTAGGAAGTCCTTTAGCTTTAAGTTTGTCGGCAATCGTCATTGCTCTTTCCTTATTGGCTACTTCCTTTTCCTTTGCTTCAAGATTAGCAATACGCTGTTCTAAAGCTTTTTCTGCATCAGATTTCTCCGCAGGTTTGTACTGTGCTAATTCATCATTGACAGTTTTAAGTTCCGAACTGTACTTTGTTCTGACCTTATCTGTTTCCGACTGTACAAGTTTTGTTACTGCTTCAATCTGCTCCTGTGTTAATCCTTCAATATTAAGTTCCATTAAATTGCTCCTTTCTGTGTTGCTCTATCATGCCCTCACTGAGTTCATGTTTACGCCCCACAATACATTGTGTGTTTGTTATATATGTAAATTGGTGTGTGCAAAATTTTTGCACTAACCAAATCTACGCAACTTTCTTGCATCAAAAAAGGAACATACCGAAGTATGCTCCTAAAATATTTCAATATTCTATTTACTATACATAATAAGAAAAACGTGCATAGTGCCTGTACTGTCTCTTATACACATCTCCGAGCCCACGAGACCGAGGCTGATCTCGTATGCC